GTCGTCCACGCCCAGGACGAGCGACCAGCTCGCCAGCGACCATCCGATTCCGCACCGCCACAAACGCTGGTCGAGCGGATCCGGGACTTGGTTTCGATGAAGGCGCCCGGTGCTGGGAACCTGTCCGGTACGGGCGGCGGAACCGTGGACACCGACGAGCCATACCTCGTGGCCATGGACCCCGCGGTGTACGACGTCTGGGAAGCTCTCGACGACACGGTGCTCGACCTGGCCCAGGACTCGGCCAGCAAGACCATCTATTCCAGGGTCGCCGAGAACGCCGCTAGGCTGGCCCTCATCTACTCCGTATCCCGAGACCACTACCACCCGAGAATCGATGCTGAGGCACTCGCCTGGGGCCGCGAGCTGGCTCTCTGGTGTGCCAACTCGCTGGTTCTGCAGGTGGGTCGGCTCGTGGCTGACAATCCGCTCGAGGCCGACCACAAGCGCGTGGCCGCCATCATCCAGGATGCCGGTCCATGTGGCATCACTCGCTCGGCGCTGTCCAGGCGGTGCTACCGCCTGGGTGCCAAGACTCTTGACCAGATTCTCACCATGCTGGCCCAAAGCGAGGTAATCGTTGCGGTTTCAATTCCGACCACATCAAAAGGTGGACGACCGGGCATGAATTACCACTCTCTGAGTGTGCCCTTGCAAAAACCCACCGATTTGGGGTAACCGAGGCATTGAAATGTCAATGATACCGCAGAGATGGACGGGCCGGAGGGTTTGTAGAGTAAACAACCTTACACGGGGGGGGGGAAGAGGAGAGGGGGGGTGGTATAGTAATAACTACAATAACCTCTCTCTCTCTAATTATATATATATTTCATGCCCCTATGAGCTCTCCGCCAGACAACGAAACCCGGTTATTTCAAGACGGTACCCAGAGAGTGACATTTCGATGCTGTAGGTTCACTGTATGTGTATTCGGACGACCAGGGACCATCTACCATTCCACTTGACACCCGCGCACCCGTCCGCTACTGTGACTGGAAGGAGGACAGATGACGACACGACCCACAAGCATCAGAATGCGGCTCGACCAGCTGGCCTACCTCGAGCGCCTCGCACCCACACGGGTGCCGCGCTCGGTGTTCGTGGAGGCAGCGCTCGACCTGCTCCGAGCCGAGCTCGGGGAGCCCGGACCCGAGTGGCTCGAGCGCTGGATGGCGGTTGTGGCCCGGTTCTCGGAGGAGGAGCGATGAGCCGCCTGCTGCCCGACCCACCACCACCGACCGAGGGCCACGGCGACGTGCTCCTCGACCTGGCAGAGCGGGCCGGGAGGCTGAGACCAACTCCCCCATGCCTCCCAGACGAGTACGACGAGGCCCTCTGGGATCTGTTCCGACTGTCGGTCGCCGTGGCCCAGGGACTCTGCTCCATGTGCGGAGTCGATTTCCCGGCCGCCATCCTCGAGCGCCGGGACGTCGGAATCGCCCGGTACGGGCAGCCGCTCCGCTATGGCGACGGCCGCGGGATCGTGGATGCCGCACAGGAGGCGCTCGACCTCTGCGGGTACCTGGCACGGGAGATCGGGGAAGAGCGATGATGCCCACCTTCAACCTCGTCCACGACGAGCGTTGCCTGATCTGCGGAAGCGTCACGGCCCGAGGCGTCGCAGTTCGCACCCATGCCTACCAGACGGTCGTGGTGTGCGTCTCCTGCGTTCGGAGCATGGATGCGGTGCGCCGGGGCAGGCCGGTGGCTGGAACGCAGCAGCGGGGCAGCCAGGGGGCTCCATGGTGATGCGTTGCGAGTCCATGGCCCTCACCCTCACCACCGACGACTGCGTTCATCTCTGGGGCGCCGGCCACTGCGCCGGATGCAGGATCGGAGCACGGATAGCCATGGAGCGCCGCCTCGCCAGAGCGCACACAACCGCTCTCCTGGCCATGCCGCCCGAGCAGGCCTCCATATACGCTGCTGGGATGTGGATGTTCCGGAAGAGTGCCGCGGCGAAGGCCGCATGGGCTCGCAAGAGAGCAGCCAATCTCACCGCCGACGGTCCCACCCGGACCGGTCGAGCCATGCTCGGCGCTCTGGAACAGCTCGCCGACGGGGAGGTCGTGTGATCCATGTGCTCGACCTGTTCTCGGGGATCGGTGGGTTCGCACTTGGGCTCGAGCGCACCAGTGGGTTCAAGACCGTGGCCTTCTGCGAGCTGGACGCCTACTGCAGAGCGGTGCTCCGCAGGCACTGGCCAGACGTGCCGTGCTTCGAGGACGTGCGGGAGGTGACCCACGATGCAACTCGATCTCTGGGGCGAATCGATCTCGTGTGCGGGGGGCCTCCTTGTCAGCCGATCTCCGTCGCAGGGAAGCGCAAGGGGAGTGAAGACGATCGCTGGCTGTGGCCGGAAGCCGTGCGTGTCGTGCGGGAGGTGCGACCCAGATGGATCCTGTTTGAGAACCCTCCTGCTATCCGGACTCTCGGGGTGGACGGGGTACTCACTGAGCTGGAGGCGCTCGACTACACCTGCTGGCCGGTCGTGGTGGGTGCTCGTGCTGTCGGATCTCCGCAGGGAGGGCGTAGGATCAACGACGGAGGTCGCAAGCGGGTGTGGATCGTCGGTCGGTTGGCCAACGCCGACTCGAGGGGACGGGGCGCAGAGTGGAGCAGCGGGCTACTCGACAGAGAGCGGGAGGCATCCGGGGACGACTGTCGTGCGGGGCTGGGGGACGCCGCGCAAGGGAAACGGGGGATTCGGTCGGGACCGGGGCGAGAACCGGGGGCGGCTGGAGGACCAAGTCCACGAGCCCGGATGGCCGACGCCTGCAGCGAGGGATTGGAGGGACGGACGGGCGAGTCCAGAGACGATGGACCGGAATGCTCGACCGCTCAACGAGGTGGTGGTCACTGGTTGGCCGACACCGACGGCATCCGACGGGAAGGGACCGAATCCATCGGGCAGAGTGAGGGCGAAGGGGAATCTGGATCTTCCTACTGCTGTCGCTGGCCAGCCGGGCGAGGCCAGCATCAGCACCCATGGGAGCCCTCGCGTACAACGTCTCTTGCGGAAATGGCTCAAGAGGAGACTCTCAAGCCGCTGGACCTTGACGCTGATGGGATTCCCGTCGACCTGGCTCGATGGGGTCGGAGAGTTCGACGACTCGAAGCCACCGCCAAGGCGCGGCACTCCGCCGTCGGAAACGCCCTGATCCCGCAGATCGTCGAGGTGATCGGCCGGGCCATTCTGGCCATGGAGGCATCGTGAGTATCGACATCACCATCACCGCAGATCTGCCGCCCAAGGGCAAGGGACGCCCCCGTGTGGCCATCCAATGCGGACATGCCCACGCATACACCCCGGAGCCCACAAGGCGATGGGAAGCGCAGCTGGCCGCCCTGGCGTCGACGCAACTACCGAGCACCGCGATCGATGGTCCCGTCCGGGTGGACATCCTGGCCATCGAGGCCAGACCGCAGCGGCTGTTGAAGCGCTGGGCGCGTCCTCGTCCCGACGGGCACGGCGATGGGACCTGGGCTCAGCCGATGGGGCTGCTCTGGCGGCCGACCCGCCCCGACGCTGACAACGTCCGGAAGTCTGTTCTCGACGCATTGTGTAGCTTCTGGCGGGACGATAGCCAGGTCGTCCGTGGCGAGACGCTCAGCCTGTACGCCGAGGTCGACGGGCGGGCTCGGGTCGTGGTGCGCATCCGAGATGATGTCGGGGATCCAGTGGATGCGGTGGCTGCGCTCGGGATGCTTGGGCGATGATCGTCTTCCTCGCCCATTCCACCGGCAGCGGATACAGGCAGGCCCTCGACCGGATCCGCCTCATCGAGTGCGGCGCCACCATCTCCGAGCCAGCGACCCGATTCCTCCGTGCCATCGGGCGGACCCCGGACGACGATCCGGCCACCGGAACGCCACCCACACCCGATCGGCTACAGTCCGTGGCGCTCCGCATGATTCGAGACGCGTGCCCGGACGAGCTCTGGGTGTGCTCGACGCTGTCGCCCGCGCTTACTGAGCAGCTGGCCGTTGCCGAGGTCGCGGGCGCCCGCGTGGTGGTCCTGCCACACTCGACAATCGAGACCCTCGTGGCGCTCGGGCTGCGTACCCAGATGGGCCGGTCCCGACGTGCCATGCTCGACAGCCGACCCGACGACGAGCCCGTCGATGACGCGCCATTCCGCTCACCGCAGGGCGTCATCTGGGCCTGGGTGCTCGGAGCTGAGGCCGCGCTCGGTGCCCGGGCCGTGCCACTGCCCACACCGGACTCTGGGTCGCAGGGCGGCGGTGGAGGTGCCTACCGCTGGCAGGACCGGACCATGACGGCCGGCCTGCAGCTGGCCGCCGCCGAGGGCATCCTGCGGGAGGCCCGGCTCGATTCCAGGTGGAGGCCGGAGACGGAGCGGGTGTTGCGGATCCTGTACCTGGGAGGAGGGTCGTACCAGGACGCCGCGCGGTTCTCCGGGCTCCCGGGTGCAATGAGCGCTTGGCGGTGCCACGAAGGGGCTCTCGGGGCAATCGCGCTGGTGCTTCGAGGACGAAAGGAGCAGAACCATGGATGAGAAAAGCGAACAAGGTACGTTGAGCGTGGCTCGTCAACCAACGGTGGGCGATTCGGTGACCATCAACGGTCAGGAGTTCGAGTTCACGACCGAAAACCGATCAGTGGCCGGAAGCACCATCCCGGTCGCGATCGGCCACTTTGTGTCCGGATCGTGCGTGAACCTCTACTTCGCGATCCGGGAGAGCGGAGCCGGCGTGGTCGACGGGCTCGGGTGCGCGAAGAATACGTTTCGAGTCAGCCTGGCGTGCGAGCCGTTCTCGATGCTCATCGAACCCAAAACGCCGGCCCAGATGGCGACACGACACCTGCGCTGTCAAAGAAAGAAAAAATAACCTTGCTACCCGCGTTATGACAGTGCTACAGTCGGAGCATGCTGGAGATGGACCGATGAGCCAGGCATTGGACCTTGACGGCTTCGAGCTCGAGACGTGTGATCTCGAGCCCGGCGATCTCGAAACCGAGGACATCGACCTCGAGGGCTTCGAACTCGAAGGCGTCGAAACACTCGGAGAGGTCGAGAACCGGTACATCCGACCCCGCCACCACTCGCTCGTCAAGGCCAGGGCGGTCAAGTACGACCGAGCCGTTGACCTCGTCCGGGACTGCGGCGCGGCCATCCTCGATGGCGAGCGGATCCACGTCCTGCTGTCAGGCAACTTCATCTTCGGCGACTTCATCGAGGCGCTTCTCGTCGAGTTCGACCTGTTCGCCGAAGATCTGACCCTGTCCACGCTTGGGATGAGTCAGAACAATGTGGATAGCCTCCATAACCTATTGGACGGAGACTACCTGGGCTCGCTCAACCTCGTGATTTCGGACTATTTCTGGGCTCACAACCGGAAGAACGCACCCTACATCTACGAGCAGCTCGACATCGACAACAAGTTTCAACTGGCTGTCGCTGGCACACACACCAAGATCACCCTGCTCCGGATCAGGGACCGCAAGATCGTCATCACCGGCAGTGCCAACCTCCGCAGCTCCCGTTGCGTTGAGGAGGTGACCATTCAGACCGATCCGGATCTGTACGACTTCCACAAGGACTGGCACGACGCCATCCTGACCGACTTCGCCACGATCCGGAAGTCCGAGCGAGCTTCGGCGCTGTTCGACAAGCTGACCAAGGGCTCCAAGCCCCGAGAATGGTTCCTGGAGAGGTGAGATCCGATGAGCAGCACCGTCAACAGTAGCCACTGGGCGGCGAAGGCCAAGGCCGGATTCAAGACGTCGGCCGGCAAGCGCAGCCCGAAGCGGGGGACCAGCAGCGGAGGCGGGCAAGCGGCACACGCTCGGGCCCAGGCCAACAAGTACCAGTCGCCCGTTCCATTCTGATCATGGTCCTGACTGCCAAGCAGGAGGCCTTCGCGGTGCGGGTGGTGGCCGGGGATAGTCTGGCGGATGCTTACCGTGCCACCTACAGCGCCTCCAGGGCGACCGACAAGACCGTATGGGAGAGCGGATCCAAGCTGGCGGCAAAGCCCAAGGTAAGCGCAAGGATCAAGGAACTCCGCGGCTCGGTAGCTGACAGCGCCAAGTACAGCCTGGAGGAGCACCTCGATCAGCTCCGGAAGTTGTCGCTCGCGGCCGCCAAAAATGAGCAATTCTCCGTCTCGGTCACCGCAGAACAGCACCGCGGCGCGGCGCTCGGGTTCTACGCGTTGAAGAAGCAGCTCGAGATCAGCGGCCCGAGGGGAGGGCCCATCGAGACGCAGGCGACTGGCCCCGATCTGGCGAGGCTGTCGGTCGATGAGCTCCGGATGCTCCGGCAGCTGACCGAGAAGACGATCGATGCGCCTGCCGACCCTTCGGGAGATTGACGACGAGCTCGTCCGGCGGGATTTTGCCGAATTCATCAAGCGATTCTGGGGTCAGGTCGAGCAGTCCATGCCGTTGGTGTGGACGTGGCATTTCCAGGTTTTGGCCGATCATTTCCAGGCGATCACCGATGGGAAGATCGCCCGGATCGTGGTCAACATCCCGCCCGGGCACGGGAAGAGCATCATCTCGGCCGTCCTCTGGCCCGCGTGGGAGTGGCTGACTCGGCCGGGCCTCCGGTCGCTGTTCGGCTCCTACGCGTATGGGCTGGCAGAGCGGGACTCGATCCGTTGCCGGGAGCTGATCCGCTCCGAGGAGTACCGCAGACTCATCCCGAGGAAGGGAAGCAAGCCCAGCTGGGCGCTGAAGCCGCTTCCCGACAGACTCGACGAGTTTCACAACACGGCTGGCGGATTCCGGCAGGTTTACAGCTCCGGCGGAAAGGCAACCGGGCTTCGTGGCCACAAAGTGGTCATGGACGACCCGATCAACGTGGCAGACGCCAACTCGACGGGAGCGCTCCGAGAGGCCATCCGGATCTGGGATCAGTCGCTGTCGAGCCGCTTCGTTGACCCGCGGGCCGTCCAGCGGGTGCTCATCATGCAGCGCCTCAACGTGGGCGACCTGGCGGGCCACTGCCTGAACGTCGGGGGGTACGATCATCTGAGCCTGCCGAGCGAAGCCCGTCCGCTGCACAAGTGCTGCTGTCCGGAAGGGACGGCATGCAGCCAGCGGGGAGGAACGAGCATCGGGTTCGTCGATCCTCGGGATCCAGGCCAGCTTCTCAACCCCGTGGTGTCCACTGCGGATGTCATCGCCCAGGCCAGGAGAGACCTCGGCTCGTTCGGATACGCCGGCCAGCATGACCAGATGCCGACCCCGCTCGAGGGCGGGCTCGTCCGGCGGGAGAACTTCGGGGCCTACGCCCAGCTGCCGGGCACCCACGGCGACTGGGCGCAGAGCTGGGACCTGAAGGGATCGGCCTCGAAGCTGGCTGGCACATCATATTGCTGCGGGTGGGTCCTCTTTCGTCCCCGTGGGTCGGCGAACGTCTACGTGGTCGATCGGTTCAGGGACCGCGTGGGGATCGTCGGTGCCATCGGAGGAATCCGAAGGTTCTCGACGCTGTACCCGACAGCGACGATCCGGGTCGAGAACAAGGCCCTGGGTCCCGCTGCGATCGAGATGCTGCACGACGAGATCCCCGGCGTTGTAGCCGACGATCCGGACGGCTCGAAGGTCCAGAGATTCGTGGCGTGCCAGCCGATGATCGAGGCGGGCAACGTGCTCGTCCCCGAGATGGCGCCCTGGCTCGATGAGTTCATGGACGAGATCACCGCGTTTCCGAACGGGCTCAACGACGACCAGGTGGACGCTCTGACGCAACAGCTGCTGCACTGGCGGGCCAAGCCGGGCGGTGGCAAGCCATGGTGGACATGACAGACGCCCTCGACAGACCGACCATGGACGGGCTCAACGACCTGCTCCTGACGTGGGCCTCGTCCGCGGGCGCAGCGTCCCCTGGGGCAATCGAGCCTGCGATCTACCTTGATCAGGCAGCCCTGGACGCGTTCTACAGGGTCAACACGTACGCACAGCGGATCTGTGACGCCTTGCCCGACGAGGCCACCCGCCGCGGGTGGGAGATCACCTACGGTGAGCAGGACCGGGACGAGGCCGAGGCGGACGACCCGATCGGAGACGACCTCTGGAGGATCGGCCTCAAGCAGGCGCTCAACCGGGCCGGGAAGCTGGCACGCAAGGACGGGCTCGCGGCCATCTACCTCGGCGTGTGGGATGGGCAGGACACCCGGGAGCCGATTGACGAATCGAGGATCGTGAAGATCACGCACTGCACCCTCGTGGAGCGGGATCAGATCCAGCCCGCCACATGGCAGTCCGATTTTACCAAGCCCGGCTTCGGCGAGCCCGAGACGTACCAGCTGATTCCGTTCTCGGCCGTCGGTGCGAGCACGCCGATCGTGTACGTGCACCGCTCGAGGCTCCTGATTCTCGAAGGGAAGTGGATCCCACCGCGGTTGCAGGCCGCGAACGCCTATTCACCGGACTCGGTCCTACAGCGCTGCTGGAGGCTCGTGCAGGACTTCCGCCGCACAGAGGGTGATCTCGGGGTCCTGCTCCGCACGTACTCGCAGGGGACCCTGACGATCCCGACGCTGTCGCAGCTGCTGGCCGGGGGCAACACTGATGCGGCGCTCTCCAGGCTGTCTCTGGTGGCGACGAGCCGGAGCGTCTTCGGCATGGCCCTCCTCGGCGAGGGCGAGGCGCTGAACTACGTGACCCGGTCGGTAGCCGGCCTGTCCGACCTGTACGACCGACTCGCCCAGGGGTTGAGCGCCACGGCCGAAATGCCGCTCACACTGCTCTTCGGTCACTCGCCGAGCGGCCTGAGCACCGACGACAGCGCGGGGCGTACGTACTGGTACGCCCGGGTTGCCTCGTACCAGCAGAACGAGCTCCAGCCACACATCGAGCGGACGGGCCGTCTCCTGGCGCTGGCCAAGCAAGGGCCGATGAAGGGCAAAGAGCCAGAGCGCTGGGAGGTGGGATGGCTGCCGCTTACCGAGCCCACCGAGGCCGAGAGGACGGACCAGCGTTCGAAGCAGGCCACGACCGACAAAACCTACTGGGAGATGGGTGTGCTGTCGGAGAAGGAGATCCGGGAATCCCGGTTCGGATCCGGCCAGTACTCCGTCGAGACCACCCTGAGCGAAGAGGAGGAGCCAGAGGCGCCTCCGGAACCAGCGGGCACAGCCCCAAGTGCCCAAGGAGCAGAATAGATGGCAACCGTTTACAGCCGGACTTCAGTGGTCTACGTCAAGCTGGCCACGTTGGCGGCCGACATCAACACCGCCATCGAGACGCTGGAGGTGTCGGATTTTGTTTTACAGGGTACCGAGTTCCGAGACGTCCTGGACGCAGCGGGCGTGTCGCACAAGATCGTCCTGCTGCACGCCATCGAGCGCCACCTGCTGCCGGGCGGGGTGATCTTCCCAGTCTCCGCAGAGGACCGGTACTCGGTCGGGTACGTGCGCTTCTCCGGCGTGACTGCCGATGCCCAAACGGTGACCATCCAGGGGCGGGTGTACGAGTTCGACATCGGCGGGGCGGTGGCACCGGGCTCCGTGGCCGTCGACATCTCCGGTGGTGCTTCTGCCACGCAGTCCGTGACCGCGCTCGTGGCCGCAATCAACGGCGACGCGGGCGCAAGCGTCGAAGCGCTGGCAGACACGGCGGGCGCATGCTGCGTCCTGATCGGCAAGGCCGCGGTGACCGCGTTCACGCTGGCGACGACTTGTATCAACGGCGTGGTCAGTGGCGCCGCGATGGTCGGCGGCGTGGCAGCGGGCGACCGGTTCTTCGTCGAGGGGTCCTACACCGTGACCGCGGCGGACGTGACCGCCTGGGCAGCGGGGGACGAGGTGCCGATCCTCGGGATGGATGACCCGGGGGCAACCCCGGACATCGGGTACGTCCAGGTCATGGACGCCACGGGAGGCTTCGGCGCGTTGCCGGGGCTCGTGGCTCGCGTGGCACAGATCGACGCGAACAACTGGGTGCTCCTGCTGGCCGATCCACTGGTGACGCTGGCAGCAACAGACGTGATCCGCTCGAGAATGATTGCGTAGCCTCTTGGGGCTTGAAATCAGGGGCGATGCCCCAAGGAGAATCGAGACATGAAGCTCATCAAGGATCAGCAGATGGACTCGAAGATCGTCAAGGATCTTGGCGATCTCGGCGTGGGATACTTCTATTTCCAGGGCGGTGCCGCGGCCGTCGGCGACCAGTTCACGATCGGCGGGACCGAGGTGTGGACGGCGATCGCCGGAGCTCCCGGTGCGGCCGCGTACGAGTTCGACCAGTCCGGCGGGACAGCGGCCACCTGCGCCACGAGCCTCGGAGCGCAGATCAACGCCGTGACCGGCGGGAGTCTCTGCAGAGCCGTCGTCTCCGGAAACGTGGTGCTCCTGTTCGCGCTCACCGCAGCGGCGGGCAACCTCGCGCTGGCCGTCACGACCAACGTCTCGACGTTCCTCTACGCCTCGGCGGCAGCGCAGGTCGGCTCACTGGCCGCCCGGGTCACCCAGATGAGCTATCTCCGGTACGCTCTGGTCGCCGCCGATATCACCTCGTTGGCCCTCGGGAACGAGATCGTGATCGGGGCAGTGGCTACCACCACTCAGCCACAGATCCTCGGGTACGCCGTGGCGGACGCCACGGGCGGGCTGTACGCCCCGGCCGGCCTCGACATGCTGGCGAAGCAGAGCGGAGCAAACGAGTGGCTTGTGGGTCTCAAGGACACCACGGGCATCCTCGCCGCCACCGACATCCTGACCGTGACGCTCGGCTTCTAGGCCACTGGCCATCCGCCTCTGGGCTCGGCTTTCGCTGGCCCAGGGGGCCACTGACAGCAGGAGAACACGATGCCCGAGCTCATCGACACCGGACAACTCGACGATGGTATTTTCTCGGCGGACGCCGCCGGCCGGGCCAAGCTGGCCGCCGGATTCTTCGCGCAGAACGATGCGACCTCGCTGGCTCAGTTCGCCGATTCGTTCTTCGGCTCGGCTCAAGTGGTGGGGGCCGCCGTCGGCGTGAAGTTCGGGACCGGCGCCAAGCCTCTGATCCAGGCCGGAGCTCCGCAGCAGAACCGGCTCCTCTTGGCCACCCTCCCGACCGCGGGCGACTGGATCTCGATCGAGGGCACGGACACCGTGGTTGTGCCGTTCGAGTTCCGGGCCAACACTCCGCCCACGGGCGGGACCGTTGGCCGGATCTGGGTGTACGACGGCGGAAACGCTGCCGCTGCCAGGGTCAACCTCGTCGACGCGATCAACGCGGTCGTGGACGCCAACCGGATCGCCCGGGGGGCGGTGGCTGACATCGCGGGGTTCGTGGCCCGGGATGCCGTGGCGCAGACCTCCGTGATGATCATGGAGATCTCCGGATCGGCAACTGCCCGCAACGTGACCGAGGCGCTGACGGCCATCGCAGACATCTGGGATCAGGCCACCACGGACGGCGGACGGGTCGAGACCCAGCAGTACATGGTGTTCCAGACGCTGACCGTCAACGCGAACCACACCGCCGCTGGGAGTATCATCTTCTCGCTGAGCATTCAGCCGACCGCGGCGTGGATCGTCAATCACAACAGGCCGCAGAATGAGGCGTGGTCGATCATCGCGGCGACGAACGCCGTGGAGTTGATCTGCGGCGGGGGCGGCTCGCCGAATAACCAGATCGCCGACGTCGTCACCTGCATCGCGATCGGATAGCCGTGCCAGAGCCCCGCAAGCTCAAGCGACTGTCTCGTGTCCCTCGAGCCCCCCGGCCCACAGAGGAGGAGCGGAGGTACGAGGCCATGCTGCTGGCCCGGGTGCGCAAGCTTCGCGCCATCGTGGAGGGCGAGGTGCTGCCGGCGCTGCAGGCCGAGGCGCCGAAGGTTGAGGAGACCACGGCGCCCGAGCGGACGGACGACGCTTCGAGCGCAGCAGCCCGGGCAGTGTTCAGCGCCCTCTCCCGGTCGAAGATCCGGTGGGCAGCCGAGGAGAAACGGACCAGCGGACAGCTCGATCTGTTCTTGGACGACACGGTGAAGTCCGTGGACGCCGTGGGCAAGCGCGGCTTGGCTGGCCAGATCAAGGCGGTCCTGGGGCTGGATCCGCTGCTTCGAGAACCGTTCCTTGCTACGCAGATGGTGCTGTTCCGCGAGACGAACGTTGCGTTGATCAAGACGATCGCGCAGCAGCATTTTTCCGAAATCGAGGGGATCGTGGGGCGCGGGCTGGCAGCCGGCACGAGGCCCGAGACAATGGCGAAGGACATCGAGGCTCGATACGAAGTGAGTCGGAGCAGGGCCAGGCTCATTGCCCGGGACCAGGTGGCCAAGCTCCACGGGCAGCTTGACCGGCTCCGGCAGCAGGAGGCAGGCATTACCCGGTACGTCTGGCGGACGAGCAAGGACGAGCGGGTACGGAGCACGCACGCCGAACGGGACGGCCAGACGTACGAGTGGGCGGATCCGCCGGGGAACATGGACGATCCGGCGGACGGTGGGCATCCCGGGACGCCTATACAGTGTAGGTGCACAGCAGAGCCGGTGCTCTCTGATCTGCTGGACTGAGGAGCATCATCCTATGGCGAGGATCACGATCGACATCGACGCAGCCCGAGAGGCGCTGCAGCCCTTGGGATCTGGCGCTCGCCATGCTCTCGGCTTGCTCAACGCGCTCGAGGCCCTAGCCTCCGTGGGCGTGTCGCTCGAGGTTGAAGCGGACGAGCCCGAGAAGCCCAAGCGCAGTCGGAAGGCGAAGTGATGCCCTACCCCAACCAACATGCCGCCAGGCTCGTGGATCCGACCAAGTTCGAGCCCGCCTCGTTGAGGACCATCGAGCTCGGCGAGGGAAGTGGGATCACCGCCATCGTGGGTCGGCTGAAGGGAGAGGACAAGACCACGACCCAGGCGATTCGGTTCGAGCGCCAGCAGTTCACGCCCGCCGAGGCCCGCAAGTGGCTGGAGGAGCACGACGAGAAGCCGATCGAGTTCGAGCCGGCCTCGGAGCGCAAGGATTCGGCCGAGCCCGTCCAGCGCTACGACGTGGCCCCGCTCTTGCGCAGCTACCGGACGCCCGAGGGGTACCTGCTCGCTGAGGGGTACGCCGGCCGGGCGGGGGTCCTGGCATACAAG